ATGAATGACGATGTTTTCAAGCGAACCTATGCGGTCGAGATCGACTTCGACACGCCGATTACTTTCGCGGAGCAGGACCGCCTTGCGTGCGTCGTCCTGGAGCGGCTTGTCGATGAGTGGTGGGAGAATGCACAGAGCGGGACCGGGCAAGGAAATATGCCCATCAAGGTCACTGCCTACCCGATCCCAACGCCACGACGGTAGGGGTCACACGCTGCGGCAAGGGGAACGCGATGGCTAAACTCGACAAGAAGGCTCACGCTAAAGCGCTAAGCCTCCATGAAAAGCTGCTGCGTGAAAATCCAGACTACAAAGCACAGTGGGATAGGTTGCTGGCTCAGCTTTTCACTGATCTGGCCGAAACCAAGATCCCTGATGATCAGTAGCCACCACCGGAGCCCAGCATGAGCACCACAAACACAATCGCCGAGCCTCAAAAGCGTTTCACGCTCGCCGAAATGTCGGCCGTGATGATGGATCGCAAGCGCGTTCCATACGGTTTCTTCCTGTCGCAGAAGCTCTGGGACCACATCTGCGCTCGCGTCACCGTCGAGACCGGCGGCACGATCGTCAGCAAGGGGCCAATCACGCTCAACGGAACGTTGACAGCCGTCGATCCAAGCCTGCCAGACGCGGAATTTGACGTCGCGTTCACACAGGAGGCGTGGTCGCGGCGCCTATCCTCATTGTCGAATGGAGAGTGAGCGACCATGACCGATTTTCTGCTGTTCATTGGCCCGTGGAAGACGCTGTTTTACGGCTTAGCCGCCGGCTTCTTGATCGGCACGCTTTATGGCGTGTGGGCCGCTACGCCAGCTAGGCCGTCCTAACCGTTAACAACGAGGAAACCATGTTCATTTGGACGATAAGCGACGCGATAGGGTTGGCCTGTTTGGCGATAGGGGCTCTGTTTTTCGGCCCCATCTTTTTAACAATCTGGATTCAGGACCGACGCCTAAAGCGAAGACGCAACCGCACTTGACCGAACATCATCACACCCAGGAGACAACAATGCAGCCGAACGAGAGATTTCCCGCCGACCTCGACCTTCTGGCCAAGCTCAAGCCGGAAACGCGCGATGCGTTCGAGAAGTTTATGGTTGATCTCGATGCAGAGCACGTCAAGCGAGAGGCGCCCTATGGGCGTGGATCGCTCTGGCAGATCACCGGCGCCGAATGCTGGTACTCGTTTTTTGAGGACGGCATGTCGCCGGCCGAAGCGCTCGACGAAGATATGTCAGCGAGCTACGACTAGGGTTCTGCGGTGGTGACCGAACACCATCACACCCCAAGAGGATAGCATGGGATACACGACAGAATTTACCGGCGCGGTTAAGCTCGGTCGCAAGCTGACGATGGCCGAAGCAAAGGAATTGCTGGAGATCGCCGCCAGCGACAAGTCCGAGAAGATCACAGGCATTCGCGCTTATTTCCAGTGGGTGCCGGCGAACACGATGGAGCACATCGTTTGGGACGGCAACGAGAAGTTCTACGAATACGTCCCGCAACTGAAGTGGCTTTGCGGCTGGTTGATGGACCACACCATATCGGCCAACGGCGAACTCTACTGGAGCGGCGAGGAAACCGGAGACACCGGCACGATCACCGTTACCGATAACGTTGTGTCTGCCGTGGCGAACACCAAGCCAGTCGGGAAAGATCCGCGCCCGCTCAGCCTGGACGAGCTCGGCAAGATGGCCCTTGAGCAGCTTACCGGGGTATAATTGGTCTTGAGCAGGGAGCAATGAGCCGCACCAAACAGCCCCATTTCATGCACTTCGGCCCGGAGATTCCTGTCGTCCCGATGGGAAGCTTCTCGCGTATGGGGCTGACAGAGAAGCAATGGGCCGATGCGTGGCATCTGTGCGGCCCGAGCGCAGCACGGAACATGCAACGTCTTCAGCTCTGGCAGGTGATCGCGTCAGCCTACCTTGAGGGTCTGCAACATGGCGCCGAGATGATGAAGGAGAAATCGGATGTCGGACGCGATCAGGAATTACCTGCCGTGGCTTCTGTCGGTCATCACAATTTGGATGACTCTTTTGGCGGGTAACAAGCACCCGAAGGCGTGGCTAATCGGGCTCGGAAACCAGCTCCTTTGGCTGGTTTGGATATTCGTCGTCGGAGCATGGGGCTTGCTACCCATGAACATTGCCTTGTGGATCGTCTACGCTCGCAACCATCTGAAGTGGAGCGACCCGCTAGGCCCGCAGAACATCCGCACGTAATCGTTCCTGGGCAAGGAGCGCTGAAGTGACGTCAGATTGGAGCCCAGACCTGCTAGTTAGGATTAGGCCACAAACGAGGCATGACATGACAGAAATGCTAGAGCGCGTCGCAGAAGCCATTGCAGAGCACGGTGGCAGCAATTGGGAGTCCTGCCTTAAGGCGCCCGGGCAACGGATGGCAGGAATGTATAGGGCTATGGCCCATGCAGCTATTAAGGCTATGCGCGAACCAACGTCTGGGATGATGGAGGCGGTGGATTGCGGTGGAGAAAAGGCCGACTGGATGTCGGGCCGCGCGTGGAGGGCGGGTTACACCTCCATGATTGACGCCGCGCTAGGGGTTCAGCGTTGTCCCTGAGGAAATGAAAGAGCCATGGCAATCGAATTTAAGCTAGCAGCGGATGGACTGCCGCCACACGGCACCAAATGCGTCGTGCTTTGGTGGGATGGCGAAGAATACATCCCAGATATCGCTACGCGGCACATATCCGAAACCGTTGATGGTTGGCGAGAGCACGTGTCCTGCGCCCGCGTCACTCACTGGGTCGAATACGATCTTCTGCCTAAGTCGCCCTGAGGGAACGATCATGAGTGACGACTGGATGTACGGCAAGCGCATCACGGCGACATTTCAGCCAAAGGACGTAACGACACTGCGCCCGGTCATGCAGCCGTATATTGGGCAGCGGCTTGAGCTGGACTGGTGCGGGACCGGCGGAGATGACGAACAGTTCCCGGGCCAGCATCGCTGGATGACGCTTCGTGAGTTTGAGGATCGCGTCAACATGGACACCGAGGCTCGCGCCAGGTGGATACCCGACGAAGACCTGATCGACGCCGAGCCACTTCCGCGCATTCCGTGAGATAAACCATCATGAGCCTACAAGGAATTAAATCAACGACTATTACCTTGGCGGACGGGCCGAACGATCTTCGCCCCGTGCTCTCGGGCCTCGCCGAGGGACGCCCCGATCTTGTCAAGCTTCTCCCGTCAATAACCTCGTTGTGGGAGGAGACTTACGAGTTGTCCCCGGAGGGGGTAACGGCCATCGCCGAAGCCATATCGCGTGGATTACCCTGAGGAAGTGAAGCGCAACTGCGCTTAAATCCCCATGGCGTATTGCAGCCCCGGCATCATCAGCTCTGCCGTGCTCGCCTGCCCCGCTATCGTCTTGTGGACAGCATCGTTCGATCGCGTGTATCCCGCCGCATCAGAAGCAGCCTTGCTGGTCCAGCCCGGTGCTGATCGCAGGTTGAACACAGCGCACCCCTTGGAGATGCAGCTTGCAATGATCGCGTCGATATAAGCCTGCTGGTTGGCGGTGTTGCCAACGCTTCCGCTGTCGAACGGCGGCACGACGAAAATGAAATCCGAGTTCGCGGCCTTGATCGCGTCGATATAGGTCTCTGCCTGGGTCTTTACAGTCGAGACTGCGACGCCAACAGCACGCCATGAGTTGACAACGCCGATATCGCCCATGACGACATCAGGCGGGAACAACGCCAGTTGCCGCAGCCGGCCTGACGACGGAGACCCGGTGTTGTCGATCATGCCGGAGACGGTCCCGCCAGACGCGGCCCATTGCCTGATCGTGATTTCCTTGCGGGTGTTGTCGTAGCAATCGATGCCGTAGATCCGGACGAATCCGGCAGACCATGAAAGGTTGACCGTGTGAGCGGCGACGCTACCGAGCGATCCAGTGGCGCGGACGATGGTGTTCAGGCCAGCCGTGGTAAGAAGGGTATTCGAGCCGCCGTCTGCGTTCCAATTGAACGCGCGGCCTGCGGTGCTGTCCTGATAGTATATTTCGGCGAAGTTGGTGTTCTGCTGTGGCGTAAATCTGAACGTGCCCGCCGCCGTTGGAAACTCCAGCTCGCTGCCGCCCTGACACGGAACAGCAGTCACTCCCGATGTGGCCGATCCGGTCGATGCGCAACGGCTATCGCGGCTCATATAGTCCGCGAAATTTGTCCCCGAGATGCCGTACCAATTGTTGGCCCCAGACGCGATGCCATCAGCGCGGTATAGCGTCGCTTGCTGCTCAGCCACCGAGAGCGGATATTGCGAATTGTAGGGCGATGCGCCTTCGTCCACGCCGCGGTCCACGCTGCTCCCGGTCCATACCTTGACCATGTTGCGCGTGCCGGCCTGCATGGCCTGGAATCCGGCGAGCACCTTCGTGGTGGTCGCGGGTGTCAGGTTTATCCAGTACGGGAGACCAGCTCTCCCAAGAGACCCGAGCGCCCCAAACCCACGGCCCATTGCGCCGAGTTTTCCAAAGCTCATTCAGTTGCTCCAAACAGCAAAAAGCCGCCCGAAGGCGGCTGTGATAGGTCGGATGTTGTGTGTGGTTAGCGGCGTCGCATTCGTGCGGTCGCCAGCTCAAATTCGAGCTTATCGGCGAGGCTTTCCGAAAGGCGCCAGCGCTGGCAGGAGTGGTCTCCAGGCCCAAGCATCAATGTAATCTCGCGATCAACGACGGTTACGGAAGCGACCACAGCCACCGTTATGCTGCGGTCTCCAGTGGAGGGCAAATCGGCTCTCCCTTCGAGTCCAGCTTGCAGTTCGGACCCGCTTGCATCAGGACCGAATAGTGGTCGTGATGCGTCCCGTTCAATGATGGTGTCTTGATCCAACCTGCCGCCTCCCAGACGTGCGCGAAACCGTGAGGAACGTATTTGAAGAAGCTAATTCCATCGCTCAAAGCGCCTTCCTCCAATATAGGGAGTTCTCAAAGGCCCACCTTGTTTCAGGCTCAAAGAGCTTGAACCCGGCACGAATGAAGTTGTTCGCAGAGTATACCGTGTTCGTGCATTCCGAAACAAGATGCGTCCAGCCGATTGCACGTGCTTTTTGTTCGCGTGCCCGAAAAAATCTGAGTTGGAGACCTCTCCCGCGATGCCCCGCAGTGACACCAGCGCGTTTCAGATATCCAACATTCTTGTAGCGCTGAGATGGCACCATGCCGGCGAATCCAACCGGCTCTTTGTCCAGATAGGCAAGCCACCAATAGCAATGGAAGCCGTCAAGCTCATCGTCCGTCAGATCGGGGAAAGTTGGCGTCTCTCGGTTAAACGCCCTGATCGTTTCCGCTATCTCATCGTCAGATGCATCCACCTCTCGAATGCGATAGGTCATGTCACCTTCATCCCCGAGAACCAGCCGCCGCAATCACAGCACTGGAAGCGGTAATACTTACTGCTCAGCTTCACAGCGATGCCGCGGCGCTGCGTGTTCTCGCTTCCGCACTTCGGGCATCCTGGCTTGTCCTGATACGCCTTGTAGAGGTTGACGTTCGGATGATTGGGCATCCAAGGCTTCACCCGCTCATAGACTCGAGCGAGCAGCTCCGTGTCCTGCTTGCAATAGCGACGCATGGTCGACCATGCCTTTGGATCGCCGTCCTCAACGCAACCGCGCCACAGGGCCGCACCCGTGTTAGGGATCTTGCGGCCCTCGTTGAGGTAACGACCGATATTGTCCAGTTTGTTACTGTCGAACTTGAAGGCCCTGCGCGCAGCCTTTAGCGTGTCGATCGTCTTGAACGGGCTCGGTGGCTTGAACCCGTTGGTAATAAGCCTCGAATTGATCTTCTTAATGTCGAAAGCGTCGCCGTTATGCGCAACCACAACGTCCGCCTCATCCAACAGACCATGCAGTACGCGACAAAGAGCCTTATCGCTGTGCTTATTACGGCGGTAGTCAGGGAAGTCAGGAAGGCACGCTGTCTGCACATTCCGCCTGTGACCCCATTTCCAAGACGCCATCAAAATGTAGGTATCTCTCAGAACATAAACGGCCCCTGCGTATGGGGGCCGCATGGACCATGAGGTCATGAGAACGGGGCTTGTCTCTATGTCGATAAAAAGCATTTTCGGACCCGAGTGGGATTCCGATTCCTGTCGCTTTGTGATAGGATGGCCCTTCATTTTAAGGGGTTTCGAATGCCAGCTAGCAGACCGCCGCTAATCCGTATGATGGAAAAGATCGCGATTGACCCGAACACAAAATGCTGGAATTGGACCGCCGCCAAATACATGACCGGCTATGGTCATTTCAGCTATGGAGGCAGCGGCAAGCCCGCCCACCGCGTCTCTTATGAATTGCACAATGGGCCGATACCGGTGGGTTTTCTGGTTTGCCATCGGTGCGACAACAGGGCCTGCATAAACCCTGACCACCTTTTCCTTGGTACCCCGGCGGACAATACTGCCGACATGATGAGCAAGAAGCGCAACAGACACCCTCGCGGACCCGACGCCGGGCGCGCGATCCTTACCGAGGCGGACGTTCTCGCGATAAGGTCGGATACCAAGTCCACCCAAAAAGCACTTGGTGAACAGTTCGGGATTGGCCCCAGGCAAATCGGATACATTCGCGCTAGAAAGAGTTGGGCGCATTTGCCTTAAGCCCCTCTCGCTGGTTTGCCGATAACGCATTTCCACCCAGCCAGACGCTGTCCCGGATGCTCCTTCATCCAATCGGCGAGCTGCGGCGCACCCATGAGGCAAGAGGTCATGGAGATGTCGGCAAAGTCGGATGTGGTGACGGTCTGCTCTCTACAGTCTGCCGGAGACGACAGGCTGCACAGCACGGCGATGATCTGGATCATTTGCCCAGCGCCGCCTTGATACCCATCCAGACGGCACCAACAAAGCCCGTAGCAATCACGGTGATAACCGCCTTGAATGTATAGCTCTGGGCCTGCTCGACGCTCTTGCGCCACTTGCGAAGGTGGGTGAAATCAGCCCGGATTTCCTTCCGGTCATCGTCATCGATGCCAAAAGATGTCAGGATCGCTGAGATAGTCTTGAGGACGACCTGATCGTGGTCCTCCTTTTGCTCCATAAGGACTTCATGGATGACGGCCTTAACTTCGTCCTGCGTCATCAATGAAACCAACGAACCCGGTAGCCATCGTACCAGCGCTTTTTCACGACCTGATTTGCGGTCGGGCTGCATGGGCACGGCTCAGCGTGCTTGACGACCTTTGCAGCCTTCGGAACAACAGGCTTTGGTTGCTGCATGGTCGCGCAGCCTCCGAGCAACAGAACGACCGCCGCCGCGGTTAGGTATTTCATCGAAGCCTCCAGATCCTTGCGATTTTTTCTAGCGAGCGAGCACCGAACCAGGTCACCATTACAGCGCCACCCCAATCGGCAACCATGCCGGTCAGAGGCGGCGTAACGCCAAGCTTCAAAACCTTGTCCCAGACGATGACCTTGGCGACGTAAATAGCGAACGACCAACACACGATTGCCCGAGGCGCGGCTGTCCACCAGCGGCCCTCGTCAGAGATGTTCTGGTTTACATTCAGCTCTCGCTCGCGACCTTGGAGTTCAAGGTCCTTGCCGGCCAGATCTGCTGCGATGCGGTCTTTATCGTTGTCCGCATCCAACTTCGCCTTGTAGGCATCGACGATCTTTGAGAGAAGTGGGCCGCTCAGGAACGAGGCCAGCCAGGTCCACATTACTTTTTGGCCGACAACGCTTTGATCTTGTCGTTGAGCGCGCCGATGTGGTCCTCAATTCCCTTGTACCAAATCGTCACCGGCTCGCGGAAGAACCAGCACACGGCGAACCCGGCGGCGAATACGAAGATGTCGATAACGGCCATCAGAACAGTCCTTTCCAGAGGGTGAGGAAGATGAGCTTGATCTTGTCGAGAAAGCTGGGCTTGGGCAGGCCCTCGGCGAGACCTTCAAGGCAAAGCTGCTTCTCGCCCTTGCGGCTGTCTCCACCGCGGCGGGCCTGAAGACCGCGGCGAACAACTCCGTCAGACCGCACGAACCAGCCGGCGAAGGCATTGCAGGCGCCCTTGAGATCGCCGGCATTGATCTTGCGGACCATGGGAGAAGCACACACAGCGCCGCTGCCGGCGTTGTAGGCGGCGTCCAGAAGCGCAGCCATCGACTTGACCGGAATGTCACGCTTGACGCAGCGCTGAAGCGGCTCAAGGTATTTCGGCAGGCTCTTGGCGAGGAGTTCGTTGCACTGAGCCGGCGTGAACCGCTGCCCGACCTTGACCTTGCCGAACTCGTCAGTTTGCCCAATGCAGTACGTGATTGGGTGCCCGGTTCCGATCATGTCCCGCTTTGCAACGAGGTCCATGCCTTCCCAACCGGGGGTGAAGACGATTGCAGCGGCAATGACAGCAGCGCTGCCACCCGCTACTTTGTGGGAGGTTTTCAAGGGCTTGCTCTATTGTTGGTTGTGTGTGTAGAATCCTCCCGGTAGGAGGCTCATTATGAGGATAGGAGAGACACCCAGCGCGCGAGCGTTCGCCGTGGGTATTTTCGCGCTCATTGCTGTCTGGTTCTCAATTGCTGCTGCCGTCACGATCGTTCGGCCGATCGTGGGCTGGTAGCCGCGCTTAGATGATCCGCAGCAGCTTGTTGGCGATGATGGTGGGCGGCACGATACTATGAGCCGTGCCTGTCGCGCCGCCCGTTCCTGTCGTTGTCATCGAGTTAGAGCCAGATAGCGAGTTAAACGAGCCAGACATTCCGCCGGAATAGCGGACATGCCCACTATCGGCGCCGCTCTGCACGGAGTTAAGAGAAATGTTGCCGGGGCTGCCTGCGGAAACCGGGATGTATCCCGCTGGGTTCACGTTCAGAGTCACCGTTCCGGTTGATGTCAGAGTCGGGATTTGACTAACCGTAAGCGCTTTGCTTTCGCTGCCGCCAACCGCACCTAGCGCGGCTGCGCTTGTGCCGTAGTAAGTTGACGTGAGCCGAGATGCGGCGCTCCCGCCCATGTCATCCTTGCCGGCGATGATGCGACCACGGAGATCCGGGACATTGAATGTGTTCGAGCCGTCGCCTGCGCCGTAGGTCGTGCCGAACAGCGAAAACAGAGCCGAATACGTCGAGCGCGAGATGGCCTGACCGTAGGGGAGCACAAAGGAACTATTCGGCGCCGACGACCCGAAGTAATCGATGCAGGCGCCAATCGGCACAATGTACGGGCTGGTATAGAACCCGCTCAGATAGAACGCCGAGTCGCTCGAATTGTAGAGCGCGACATAAGGCGTCCCTTGCACCAGCACACCTGCCGGCAACTCGACCGAGGGGGCCGAGCGCAGCGGTTTTGCTCCCAAGCCATCGACGTTGAGCGTGACCGTCGCCCCGTTCGTTGCGTGGGGCGAGAAGGCGACAACCTGCCCGTTGAGATGGGCCAGAGAGTCGAACACCTGGTAGGTCGCCACGGTATAGGCCGTCGAGGTGCCGCCAGTCACGATCGCGCCAGCAATGTCATCCCGGAACCCAGCCGCGGAGGCCATCATTGCCCGAGCAGAGTCGTTCACCGTGGACGGGGCTTGACCTTCGGTCCAGTTAACTGCCGCATCTGCCGTGGCATTGCTCGCCGCCGTCCGGCTCCAGAGGTAGTGCTGAAGTGCCATCGATTAGCCTTTCGCGAAGAAGGGGGCGCGTTGCGCCAGTGCAGCCCTCAGGCCGGAGAGATCGACCGGGCGGCGCTGGGCGAAGTGAATGGGCGGGGCCTGCATGGCCTGCTCAGCGGGGATCTGGGCGAAGAAGCCGGGATCAGCCGGAGCGGCCTGTTGGGGCTGCTGTTGTGGAAATACCGGGGGCTGGGAGAGCCCGGCGAGTTGAGGGGCTAGAGGGGCGCTTGCCGGGGCAGCGGGGCTCGCCTGTGCGGGGGCTGGCTGACCGGGCTGTGCCGTTGCCTGAGGCTGCCCACCGAACCAGGCGGCCTCCTTTTGGCGCCGAGCGACAAGGCCGGGGTTAACCTCACCGCCGGCCTTGTTGTACTGGAGAAAAATTTCCCGCGCCTTGTCGTAGTCGCCGGACTTGACCGCCTGCCCGAGCCCGGATTGCTGCCAACCTGATCCTGCGTTATATGTCAGCGAGGTCAGTGCGGCGCGGACGCCGGGCGGCAGGTTCGGATTGAAAGCGTCAACGCTAGCCGCAGCCTTGCCGGTCTCGTCAAGGAAGCGCTGCTCGTGAACCGCCTTTAGCTGATCGGCCGGAATGTTCTCGTCGCCCGGCTGGGCTCGTGTGCCATAGCCGGAGCTGCTTTGCTTGTAATCCCATGCCGGGGCAGCCGAGTAACCCTCGAAGCCCTTGATGGCATCAAGATAGGACTGGTCTAGCGCCATGTGGTTCGTGATCCAGGGTCTGGTGATTTTCGCGGTGATGGCGTCCAATATTCACTGGAATTGGACGCCGAACGGATTGATCCCGGCCCTATTGGGGGCTGGGTTGGCCTACGGGCTGACCTACCTGCTGACGAATTGGCGGCGCAGCGATGGCTAGGGTCTGCAAGATGCGTTGCGATTTTGCCGGCAACTGAGCGACGATCTGGGGCGGCAATTGCGCCGCAACCTGCTGGGCCAGCGGGGACCGGGACCGGACGAGAGAGTCCAGCGTCTTGATCGCGCTCTTGGTGGACATATCGCCGATCTTCTTGGCGAGGTAGCCAGCCGCCGGCAGCGCAATGGCACCCATGGGCCCCGCTGCACTATATCCGGCGCCAGCACTGAGGACACCGGATACGCTGCCGGTCGGGGCAAGCTTGCCAATATATCGGGCCGTATTGCCAACTGGCGTTCCCATCGCAGCCTGCTTGATGGCTGTGCCCTCGGCCTCATTGTATCCGAGCTTTTTCCAGACCGGCACGTTGGTATTGTTGATTGGTCGCGCGAGTTGCTTCATGGCCTGGCGAAGCGCATTGTCATCGTTCGCCCCTGAGCCGGCTGTGCCCGCATTGAGTTCGGCCAGATCCTGCTTGCCCTGCACAGTCAATGAGCGCTTTCCGGCGCCGTAGTTGCCAACAGCGTCTTGAATGGTTTTCGAGTAAAGCTGCGCATCGCCTGAAATGGTGTCTGCCGCCGCAAGTCCGGCCTGATTCCTCGTCAGAACGAGTTGCGCGGTCTTTGCCGCTTCGCGCGTCGGCGCATCGGGACTCTTGCGCAGAGCCGAAAGCTGCTTGCGAATATTCTCGATCTCGTTCATCGGCACAGAAGTTGGTGCCTTTGGCGTAGATACCGGCTCCCAATTCATCTCTGCCTGCAATCGCTCAAGCGAGGCGTTGTGATTGTGGGCTTTCGGAGGAAGTCCTAGGGCCTCGAGCCGATCGACCGCCTTGAATACGGGGGCCTGCGCTTCAGGATCGAAGCCCTTGAGAGCATCGCGCATGCTTGCGGCAGTGGTCTTGGCGAAGTCCGGTTTGACGATGATATTCATGTCGCGGGCGGCGTCGAATTGTCCGCTTCCGGTCCTGACCAACTCCTCGCCGGTCGGAATGCCGCTTGCCGCCGAGCGCGCCGCCGCCATCTGCTGAAACTTCCGAGCCGCCGCCGTAGCGCCGCCCGCGCCAAGGAGAGCGCCGGCAACCTCGCCGTAGGGCCCAGCAACAGCCCTCCCCGCCTCGCTCGCAACCGCCGGAGCGGCCACGCGCGTCAACGCCTTGACGGCCAAGGTCTCAGGACCGCCGATCAGGGCCGGCGCAAAGTCAGCGGCCTTTTGGAGCAGACGACCAGGCTCGGTCTTGGCCTCATAGCTCGAGCCGAGAGATTCCCGGATAGCCTCAGAACCGTAGTTCGAGCGCGGCGTCAGGTTGTCGCCAAGAGCACGCAAGCCGAGGTGATAGAGATCGCCGGGCAGGCCGAGCAGGCTACCGACAGCACGGCCCGGTGCACTCTTTGCCGCGCTGGCAAGATCCTCGCCAACGCCAACAGACGGCTCGGCAGGCGCCGACTTCGGCAGAGACTTCGCGATCTCTTCAACGGTCGCGTTCTGCTGCTCGGGAGCAAGCTTCAGGAAGCTGTCATCAACCGAAACGCGCGTGCCGCCGATATCGAGGACGGGCATTATTGCACGATGCTCCAGCTCACGCCTGATTGAGTGGTGTTGCCGGCGGGCGACTTGTATCCAGGTCCGGCCGTTTTCTTCATCGCCTCAACCGCAACGCGCCGCGCTTCCGCCTTTTGGGCAACGACACCGGGGCCGTCGCCGGGCTGCGGGAAGAACTGACGGTCATATTGTGCGTATTCGTCCTTGCCGATCGCAGCGCCGGATTCCTTGCGGAGCAGAGCAGTCACCCACTCGCGCTTGGACTGCTCCATCTTCTGGAAGTTCTCGGACTTCAGGAAGTTGCCGACAACGGGCACAGCGCCCGCGGCTCCTTGGGCGGCGCCAGAGATCCCAAGACCCTCAGTGCTGACTTTGCTGAAACTCTTTTCCGCGTTCTCCATGCGGTTGCCGAACTGTTCAGCGGCGCCCTGTACCTCAGTCTTCTTGCCGCCGGCAGCGTCTGCATTGATGCGCGCGATCTCGTTGGCAAACGTCTTGCGGCCGGCAGCGTCGAGCCCGGCGGGGTATGGAATGATCTTGCCGTCCGGCCCGGCAACTCCTTGACTGTTCGCTTCCCCGCCGCCGAAGGCAGTTTCGACCTTGCCCGTTTGCGGGTCTGTCCGAACGAGCGTGCCATCGTCAAGCTTTGTGAACCCGTAGTTCTTCTTTTCGAGAGCTTGGGCCAGGATCGTCTTTCCCGCCTCCGGGTTCATGATGGCGAGCATGGCCTTCTGCCTGCCAACAATCGGAACAAGAGCCTCATACTGCGCGCGAAGGTTCTGCTGAGCGAGCGACCGCGAGTCGTTGCCCGTCAGCTTCGCAATGAGACCGTTCGGATTGAAGATGCGTCCAATGGCAGACGGCCCTTCAAGAGCCGGGGGGAGCGATCCTTGGGCCATTTGCGGCTGCATCTGACCCTGCGTCGGGGTTGCCGCGGGCGGCGTCATGACTTGCTGCGGCACGAACTGATCGGGGTTGCCGATGCGCGGCATCTGATAGTTTCCGACCGCGATCGGATTTTCCAACTGCGGAGCAGCGGGAGCGGTCGGCGCTGCGGGAGCGGGCTGAGCCTGCGGCAAGGTCGGCGATGGCACAAATGCCGGCGCGCCCGTGCTGAAGACGGAGGGCGCCTGCGGAGCTACGGGCTGGTTATTGATGCCCGTGAACGATCCCATGGCGTCATACTGAGGACCGCTGCCGTCCATTTGCGGCGTCGGCATGTTACGGTAAAAGTCCGCAATGCTGCCGAGGCCGCCAAGAAGGCCCATGCCGTACTGACCCACCGGATTCGTGATGTAGTCGAGAAGTCCAGCCATCTATTGACCCTTACAGGAAGTTCAAAAGGCCCATGATGCCAGAGCCGGAGCTTTGTCCACCCGCTCCGTTCGAGAAGCTGCCGATGCCGCTCATGATCTTGCTGAACTGATCGACGCCCGACATCTGATTCTCAGTGTTGCTCTTGCCCGAGCTCGTCCCGCCAAGGCCAGCGATGGGAACGCCGATCTGGGCCAGCAAGCCAAGGTTTTGAAGCGGGATGCCGAGGCGCTGCATTTCCGCCGCAAGGGTCGATTTCGCGCCCTCGTTCATCGCGTCGAGGCCGGTCCCGACCGAGCTAACGCCAGTGCCGCGGTTGCTGTTGCTCAGGCTCTGCAGGCCGGTGTTAAGCCCTGCAGTCGTGTTGCCGGCGCTGTAGAGGTTGCCGGCAGCGCCCTGCTGGTTCTGGACGTTCTGATTGTACTGGGCCGCGATGGTCGGGGCCACGCCCTGCATGATGCCGCGGCCCAGAGCCTGCGCATTGGCTCCCGAGAAGTCGCGACCAGCAGCAGCGAACCGGCTGTTGTTGGCGTTGGTGATGTCGGAAATTTGGGTGTTAATCGCGTCAGAAAATCCCGGCGTGCTCATCGGGTTATAGTTGGTATTCGACGCCAGGCCCTGCGTGTTCTTCTGGTAGTCGAGATAGTTCTGATTGACGGCGCCCTGCTGGTTCAGTGCACCGCCACCGTTGAGCATGTCCGAGGTGTAGGACTGGATGGCGGGATTGTACTGGCCGGCCGTTGCGTTGTTCTGCTCGATCGTGTTGAGCGCGTTGGTCTGAGCGCCAGTAATGCCCGTTTGAGGCAGATAGCTATTGAGCTGCCCCAGGATGCCCGTCATGGTGTCTTGTGCCGGCGCCCAAGGGTTGGTCTCGCTCGACTGCGAAGTAGTGCTAGTGCTCTTGCCGCCCATCTAAAGGCCCTTCTCCAAAATCACGTGCTCGACACGGTATCCGTCAAGCACTCGTTCCCAGCCCTTGCGACCGAAGATCCGCATTGTTCTGCAACCCTCGGCCTTGGCGTAATCTTCAATCTGCTTGAACAGCGGAAGCCACTGCTCCCGGTCGTAACCTGAGCATGCCGTCAGCACGCAAACCTTGTCGTAGGGCTTCACAAGCTGCGTTGTTGCCGCCGCCATGATCTCGCTGCCGTTCCAGGCAATCCAGACGAGCTGCATTCCAGTCAGGACGTCGCTCTCGATGTCGGCAAAGCTACAAAGTCCGGTACGCTCGACCGCCGCCCTGATCTTGTCCCTGACGTGGGGCCACATCTCATCGATGCGGGCCGGATCAATGCACACCAAGCTAGGCGGATTCATAAACGCCAGATAGCATCAGAACTTCGCCCGCCACGATCGCGCTTGTATTGTTGTAATTGTTGACAGTAACAATCGTACCAGCAGATGCTATCCGACCTTGCAGCATATTCCCGCTCAGAGCGTTGCCTCGGCCGGAAAGAATATAATTTCCTGCGCCTGCAGTGGCAGGAAGGGAAGCATTGACGCCCCCCGAGGCCGTCCCAACTGTCGTAATCGTTATCGTCATGGAGACAAAAACGGTCTTCCCAATCTGCTTATATCGTCCTGATGCGGAAGTCGTAGTGAACGTGCCAGAGCTCGCCGTGATCGTGGGCGTGTAGGCCGTCCAAGCCGCCTCGTACCCTGTCGTCTTGGTCTGAAGCGCGCCAATGTTCGTGGTGTTCGTGGCGATGTTGGTCGTGTTGGTCGCGATGTTCGCCGTATTGGTGGCGATATTCGCTGTGTTGGTCGCAATATTGGCCGTGTTCGTGGCGATGTCGGCCGTGTTGGTCGCAATATCTGCCGTTGCAGTCTTGATGGAACTGGCCTGCTGTTGCAGGGCCATGTTCTGCTTTTTCGGGTCGGTCTCGAGCGTGCCGGGAGAGTAGACCATCAGGTCTGCCCGTCCGTATTGACCATGGGGATAACTCCCGCAGCGAAGGTCCATGCAGTCGAGGCTGGAATGCGGACCTTGAAGCGCGAATATCGGGTCGAGCGGCGCATATCGCACCGGCCCGTCCGCGAGTTGCGGGCGATCTCAACCGTCGAGGTTGGCGTGTCCTGCTGCGTCTCACGATAAGAGCACGAGCCATAGAACGAAGGCGCATCAGTGATGGGACGAAAGCCGTTTACGAAGATCCTATCGTCGTCCGTGCCCTGCTCTGCGCTTTCCAGCGTCGCCTCGAGGTTGGCCCCCGAGAAGAACCCCATCCTGTGAGCGTTGGAGAACTGCGCAATCAGGGGCTGAGTCGCGACCGCGAAGCTGTCGAGTGAAGCTGCAAGCGCGTCGATCGACGATGACAGCGCATCCAGGCTTTCCAGTGTAAGGCCCGGCTGAGACAGCCCGAGCAGGTATTCGCCGCTCATGTCAATCTGGAACCATCGGTCGAGAACGTAGTCATAACCGATGATCTTGTCGTATGCGCCCGTCGTCCCGGACGTTGACTTGTAGGCCCAGAATACCCTGGTTGCTCGCGGATCTGACACGCCGATAAAGAGCTTCAAATCGGTCTTGTCGAGGTCGGTAAAGAACGACCGATCAACCTTCTCGCGGCCGATCGGCTCGGGAAGACCGCCCGGGGCGATCTTGAAGAAGCCTTGCGCGGAGTGGAAGAAGATATAGACGCCCGCCCGCACGATGCTGTAGGGCGCGAACAGGCCCTGGTCCTGCGCGATGCGCTCGATCTGGAAAATCAGGTCTGAGCCCGGAATGTAGGACATCCGCCGGATGGCCTGATCCTGGAACACCGTCCCGAACTCGCCGCCGGCCACGCCGCGGACAATGCCGCCGTCAGGGAAGTCCTGATAATCGGACTGATAGACGCCAGAGGTCCAGCCTGTGGTATCGTTCAGCGCGGACCACTGGATGCGGAACGGGGTCGAGAGAAGCCCGGAGAGCACCAGGAAGCGGCCGACGACCGAGATATAGGACGCCTGCGGCGGAGAGCCCGCGTTGTCGGCAAAGGTAGATGATACGCCAAGCGTGTAGGTTTGCAGAACCGCGTTCTTCTGCGTTGCCTTTACCAGATTGCCGAACTGCACGAACTGCCATTGCGCATCGTCAGAAAGCGTCGAGTACAGGTGCGTGACAGAATGCGTCCCGGTCCCGGTCGATGCCGTATTGATCGCGGTCCCGCCAGGCGTTGCCGATATCGTGTAGGTGTCTACGCTGAGAACCGTCTTGACGTAATAGACCGTTCCCGCCGTGATCGCAGCGGGAAGCGCCCCGCCTGAGTTCGAGAATACCTTCGGCTCATTGGCCGCTGAATCGTGTCCCACTTCCGTGATGACGCCGGGGCTTGCCGACGAGATCGTGCAAGTCGTGGCCTTGGAGACCGGAATCCACGAATAATCGGTATTGTTCGCCAGATAAAGCCGCTTTGACGTGCCGGCGAAGACCGCAACCGAGCCGTCAGACTTCAGCGCATAGAAGGCACCGCGACAGGTATCCGGCAGCGCCTGAGAGAGCGCAGCGAAGTCAGGGAACGGGCCATAGCCATCCGCGCGCGGCATCACGTTCTGGATGTCGTGCGACTGCGTTTGGCTTTCGTAGTCCGACGTATCCGGATTCCATGTGCCGAACGGGAGCAGCGCCACCTAGGGGGTCTTCCCCAAAACGCGGATTGCCATGCCCTGCCGCTCGTTGAAATCCAGCAAGAAGATGTCCCGGAAGATCTCGTCGCAACGGCCCTTCCAGAGGCCGGCCTTGTCGAACGATTTGTTGAAGGCCGCGGCCTGTGCCAACGAGCCCGCGAGATAGGCGTCGGGATGATTGGTGAACAGCCAGTTGAGAGACCCCGAAACCGCTGGCGTCCTCTGGAAGTAAGACAGCGTCAGGTTGGAGTCGTTCGGAGCGCCGACCTTGAGCGATGATCCCTCGATCGTGAACACGGTCGGAATGTTCTGGGGATCGTCGCCGGGATGGAACGACGACCAGATCGACGGGGAGACGTACTCCAGGTCATGGTTCGGCGTGCCCGTCCAGGTCACACGCTGATAGCCGAGATAGTCACTTGGGAGCGTGGCAACGCCGCCTGATGGCGTCAACGTCGTCGTGGTTGCCTGCGGCCTGACCTTCAGCTTCCGCGCCGCATCAGCCTCAAACAGCGCGATGAAGTCGGGGATATACGCCGTCAGGTCGTCGCGTGCCAGCCATGAGGCAATCGATGCCTGGAGCTCGGCGTAGGTCGTCAGCGACATTTACAACAGCTCGGTCACGTACATGGTGCCACCGGACGACACCTGAACAGCCTTCACGGACTGCCCTGGTGACGTGGTGAAATACTCCGGGGAACTGGCGACGACATAGGCGCCCGAGGTAGCTGACGGAGTGCTTCCGTCCGTCGTCACCCATGCGTCAGTCGTGACCAGAATGCGGACTTTGTAGACCTGCGAACCGATCGGGCCGTACGTGCCAGCCGTTCCGGTATAGGCCGCATTTCCGGACGTTCCAATCCGGCCCGTGCCGATATATTGCAGCGACATCTATTCGTTCCCGTTCCATGACCATTGAGCCTGCTTGCGCATCCAGCCAATGGTGCTGTGCTTCATGTCCGTGCGCAGATGCGCCCAATCCGGGTCGTAAAGCTTCGTCTTCACGATCGCGTCGAACTCGGGCGTAAACAGCCGTAGATCTGTGTTGCCCTTGGCGTGCTCTTCATCGAGCCACTTCACGTAGATCACGTTCGGGATTTCGGCGACGTGCCTCCCCCAATCGCTTTTCTGTTCCTGCGTGCGCCAGAGCTTGTTTTGCTCAAGGATGGGCTCGACATCCTGCGTGTGCTTGATAGCTAAGTCCTGCCCGTTAGAGTCGAGCAGGACTTCAGTTTCGAGATCGCCCATGATGGATTAGGCAGCCCGGATGGTGGCGTAGAACGTGCCGCCGATGGTCGTTCCGGTCGAGCCGGACGGCGTGAACACGATCAGATCGCCTTCATTGACGAGATTGGCGCCGCTCGGGACGAACGATGCGCTGGTGCCGGCCGCGCTGTTGCTGGCAGTCAGGACCATCGGAGAGCCGGTGATCGCCGTGCCGGAGCCCGGCGCCGTGCCGCCAGCAACCGCAGCCTTGATGACGACAGCCACCGAACAGTCGGTGGTGAACGCACCATGCGTCACGCCGGAGATCAGCGTCACGATGCCACGATATGGCGCGCGGATGGCGCAAGCCAGGGGAGTGCTCGCGATCGAGTTGGTTGACGTGTCGAACGTCGCTTGAACGAGGTTCGGATACGGATTAGGAAGGGCCATGGAGACCTCCAAAAAAATAGGGAGCCGAAGCCCCCATGAGTTGATGATGAAGGCCGCCGGCCCCCGGGTTAACCTTTCCAAGTCCGGCCCTGCCGGATGGATCTGATATGGGCATCCGAAACACCGTAAATCGGCGCCAACTGTCGCGACGATCTTGGGTCGTTCCGAATTGAGACAATTTGACTTTCGGTCAGTCTAGCATTGCCGCGAGGGCCGCCCTTATTGACCCACATGTCTTTGACGTTATCGGCCTGTGTACCGAGCCTGAGGTGGCTGGGGTTGACGCATAATCTGTTGTTGCATTTATGCCGGACTACGGTGCCGTGATGAACGTCACTTGTTTCGGGGATTGGACCGTTATGGATTTGCCAAGAAACGCGATGGGCCAGCAATTTTGCGCCCGCTCCACCGCCGCTGCCTATCGTTCCGTAACCTAGACTTCCACTCCCGACCCAAGGCCAACATTCATCGACGCCGCGCTTATGGACATGTTTCCAAAAACGAGTTTCTAGGCTACCGCGCGCTTGCGGTCCGTCGTCCGTCGTTCCAGTGGTCCTCTTTCGATTGTAGTGCTTCGAACACATACAGGCAGCAAAGACACCACTTGCGCAACCATCCACTACACAGATTTTCATGTGAAGCCCCTAATATAGCACTGTAAGGCACCATATCAGGGGAAGCACATTTAGTAAACAGTAAACAGGTCAACTATCCGTGTTGTCGAACACGCCGCCGCTCGCCTTTTCGTTGCGAGACACCAGCGCGAACTCCGACAGGATCTGCCTGCGATCCGAGTCGCCGGTCTTGGCCAGCGGGATCGAGATCATGTTGCGGCCGTTGAGGAACGCCACCGCCCACTTGTTCATTTCCAGGACCAGCACGTCACGGGTGCGCTGGAAGCGGTTGGCCTTGACCTGAAGGGTGCCGAAATCGGACTCGTAAGCCGAGACCGACGCCGTGATCTTCTTGGTCTCGGCCTTCTCGATCGGCGAAGAACGGCCGGTGAAGGTCGAAAACGCCTGCTTGTTGAACGCGCCCGTGAAGATCACGTTCGGATTGCCGCCCGAGGTCCAGATCGCCGAAAGAACCGTCTTCAAACGGGCCTCGGTGAACGCGATCTGCGTGCCGTCCGTGCGGGAGTTGGTGCCCGCAGTGCCGGGGTCGGCCGCGCCGCCGGCCGTGCCCTTGCTGGTGTTGGTCTTGATCCAGGACAGGATCGAGGCCGTCTGGCGAGCGGTCGTGGTATCGCCGGTGACGGGGGCCTGGTTGAGGCCGACGCACACGGTCTCCATGTCGCGCTTGAGTTCGAGGCCCTTGAGCATTTCCTGGTAGGCCAGTTCGTTGTCACGGCCGGCGTGGTCGACCGCCTGCTGGGTGCCCGACACGCGAGCAACCTTGTAGGAGATCTGGCAGCGGGCCGTCAGACGGACGGTGACGGTCGTCGCATTCGTGGTCGGATCGTCACCTTCGAGCTGGGCGTTGGAAGCCGCGGCGGCGAGGGCCTGGGTCTGCCACTCATGCAGGACGGCGGTCGCCTTTTCCTTGGCGGCGCCGGACATGAACGGGGTATCGGTCGGATCGATGCGATAGATCATGTCCGAGAGGTCTTCTCGGTTGCCGATCGCCTGATAGGTCGCGAGGGTATTTGACTGGAAGGCCATTGTAGTCCTTTCTAGGCGCGCTTCAGCCGGGCAAGGCGCAGGGCCGTTGCGTTCTCGACGGAAGGATCGCGCTCAAATGTTTTCTGGAGGGCTTGGACACGTTCGGAAGCCTGCGAGCCCTTGGGGGCTGCGGCTCCTGGTTTCTGAACGGGAGGAACGGGCTTCGCGGCAACAGCCTTCGGCGCCTTGAGGATGTCGCGGTATTTCAGGCCGTCAGCAATGAGCCTCTGAATGCCGGCGTTGGACAGGATTTCGTGTCCAGTGTCGTCCTGCATCCAGCGGGATAGCTGGTCGGTCTTCAATCCGAGATCATCGTTCAGCATGGACACAGCGCGTTCGCGGAGCTCGCCAGCCTTCTTCGGGTCGGCCATTTCTGGGACCAACTCGATGAGAAGCTTGTTCTGCTCCTGCTCGTAACTCGCGCGCTTGTTCTGCCGCTCTTGGGCCTTCTGGCTTTCGGCCTTGTCCGTCTCTGCCTTTGCGGCCTGCAAGCGCATCTGATGCACCTGCCACGCCTGGAAACGGAACGGATCTTCGGCCTGGAGCTTGACCACATCCTCCATGCTCTTGATGTCGCTGAATTGCGCCTGATTGACGCTCTCCAGTTCCTTCATGAGCGCGGGAAGCTGAGCCTCGTACTGTTGCTTTGCCTGTGCCGCCGCATCACGCTCGGCCTGCACGGCCTTGCGCTGTTCAGCGAGCTCGTTTTGACGCGTGCGGAAATCGCGGTCCCGCTCCTGTTCGCGAGTATGCAGGTATTCCTGCGTCTCACGAGGCAAGGATTGGAAGCGTTCCTTCTCAGCTTGCGTCCAAGACCTCGGCGGCTCGATGGGCGGAAGTTTTTCTTCCGGTTCGGCCTCTTCGGTCGGTTCAGCGGGGTCCGTTTCCGGGTCGCTGTCCGCTTGCGCGGGTTCGGGGTCTGCGGTCGCCGGTTCGGCGCTCTCGGCAGTGGATTCGGGTTTCTTGGGCTGGGTATAAAACCGCACAGCCTCGTCAATGGACAGTTCAGCGGGGATTGCTGCGGGCGCGGTGGCAATAGCTTCGCCACCAGCGGGAGCGCCGGTTTCTTCGGTCAAAAGATGTTCCTTGGTTTACAGGATGCCGAAACGTTTCGGCCGTTCAGCAAGTGCCTTCAATTGATGTGAGGCCAGCTTGCCGTCGTTCAGGATGGTCCCGAGATGCGCAATTACGTCGTTGAGCGCCGCGACCTTCATGTAGAGCTTTTCACGCGAGACGCTGTCGTTGATGTCGGTTGCCCGCCACGTCTCGATGTAGGTTTTTTCGAGGGTCTGGAACGCTTCGACCAGATATTCGTTCTCGATGAGCGCCTGCACCTTGGAGGCGCGGTCAGCGTCCCTCAAAAGCTTATGCTCGTCGGTCAATTCGTCACCATCTTGGACAATTCAGCCCTGATCGCGCTAACCGGCGTTGCCCAATCGCCCGGCGTCGGCTGCCGAAACAGCTTGTGGTTCTTGTACCAGGGCGTATCGCTGCGGCCGGTCATCCAGCGCCAGCACGGCGTTTCGTTCAACAGCATCATGACGGGCTTACCGAGCGCGCCGGCCATGTGGCCGTTTGCCGAGTCCGTCGCAATCACCAGATCCATCGCTGCGATCGCGCTTGCGGTATCGCGCCAGTCCTTCAGGAGCGATCCGAGATCGCCAATGAAGCCATCCAGACCTAGATTCTGGATTTCCTGCGGGCCGGGGCGGACCTGTAGCGAGTAGAAGGCAACCCCAGGCACATCCAGCAAGGGGCAGAGGTCAACAAGACGAGCAGAGCGATCGTGATCCCTTGCATAGCCCGGAGATCCCTTCCAAGAGAGCCCAACCTTGATCTTGCCCCTCTGCGGGAGCTTCATGGGCTTGGCCTTCATGTAAGGCTCGCCCGTGATGTCCTTGTAGGTGATGCCCATCAGCGCACAGGCTGCCATGGGCGAGGTGACGAAGTCGGCCTCGAACGGGCCTTCCTCGTTGATTACGTCGTCGAAGAAGTCGAATTGCTCGGCGATGAGCGGTGATAAAGATTCTGGACCTGAGAACACAAGGTTCCGGCAAAGAGGCCTGAGAAGGGAGGCGAACCGTATGAATTGAAGGCTATCGCCAAATCCCTGTTCATGCGTAAGGATGACTCGCTTGCCGCCGAGAGGCTCGCCTGCCCACCATCGTATCCCGGATTCAGAAATCGCCTTACGAGGCTTGATGTGGTGCTTGACCTCGAACTCATAAAGCCCGTCCTTTAGGTTGCCCATCGCGAGCTTGGCAATAGCTGCCGACTTCTCTGCGCCCTTGCCCGCAAGCTCATACCACTTCAGCGCAACCTCGAACTCGCCCATTTCGTGGTGGGCAAGCCCAAGGTGATGCCGCGCCAGCTTCTTCTGCTCGTCCGTAGCAGCCAAACCAAGCGCGCGGATGAACATATCACGAGACGGCAAACACGCCCGCATCATAGCAGATGCGAGATTGAAGATCGCTATGAACTCGTCCGGCGCATTGGCTGCCGCACGTTTCGCCAGCGCCAGATGGGCCGGGGTTCGCTCGCCCCTCGCGGTCAGGAGCGTTAGTTGATTGGTCAGATCTTCGGCAGAGTCAGGGTTAGCAAGCAGGTTCTTGGCGGTCTTCTGGTAGGCGGCGATAATGTCCGTCAAGCATCACCCTTCGGCTGCTTCATCTGCTCGAGCTTCTGTTCGTGCGCCTGCTGGCCCTGCGCGACCTTGAACACGCCGGCCTCCAACATATGCCGATGTTGCTCGGCCTGCATCTGAAGGGCCTGCTGGTGCTCGCGTTCTTTGCGGGCCTCTTCAGCCAGCTTGAGCTCACGCTCCAAGTTGAATTCCAGAAGCGCCAGCTTTTCCTTGAGCTGATATTCCCGCTCAGACTGGATCATCTCAGCCTGCGTCTTTTTGTCCTGCGCCGAGATATCGGCTTGCATCTGGACAGTTTCGATCTGGGCCTTGCGCTGGTCCGCCTGCGCGTCAAGCTGCGCCTGCGTCTGCATGGTCTGCTGGTCGGTCTGTGCCTTGATCTGGGCAACCTGAACGGACTCTGGCGGCTGCGGAGGCGGCGGCGGGAACTTGGGCTGTCCGGTCTGCGGATCTTTCTGCGTCACGTCGTTAAAGAACCGATCGGGGTTCTTCAGGCCCGCCGTCTTGGTGATCTCAGAGGCGAGATTCCACAGCTTCTCGTCGTCAACCAGATTGGTCTTTCCGGCAGTCAAAAGCTTCTCTTGAATGCCAGCCAGGATCGTCAGTCGGCCGATCTGCTCAGCCTTGCCGCCGTCACCAAGCCCGACATTCACCGTCAAATCGTTGCGCGTCTTCCAGTTCCGGGGATCGACCTCAACCCACTGGTTGCGGAGCCGAACCGTCTGGGCTTCCTGCCCGTGTTTCCTGATCGTCGCGTGCAACAGGATCATGATATCCCGCACACCCTCAGCCATGATGCGCGCAATGAGCTTCATGCGGGCCTGGGAGGCCGAGAACACGTGCTGGACTGCCGTGGCAGATTGGTTCTGGAGCGCATCAGCGTCCACGCCCTGCCCTTGGCGGGTCACTCCAGTGCGCATCTCGCGGATGGCGTCCATGTACTCCATGACGGGCATCAGATATTGGCCGATCGAGGGCGTCATGAGCGGGTTCAAACCGCCGGGCTGCTTGGTCCGCACCACGCCATTCGGGCGCGAGGTCAGCATATCGTCCAGCGTGTTCGGGCCGGCGTGGCTTTCCGCGATCTCAGTGCGCGGGTTCGTCACCATGTAGGCGTTGTCGAGCACGCCACGGAGGATCGCGGTCTTGATCCGCTGGATATCCATGGTCTGGTCAGCGATCGATCGGCCGAAGAACCGATGCGCAACCGGGATCGGGGTAGCGCCCGCAAACGGCATACGGTCAAACTGCACAACGGCCGGCTTGCCGTCCTTCTTCAGGATCTCGCCGCGGTCGCCACCCGTCACGATCTGGTAAAGGCAGGGCCGGCCCGTGCCTTCGTAGTCAATACGGAGGTAGTGCTCAGTGATCTTGACGCGGCGGGAGGCTTTATTGATCTGGCCAGAGCCGGAATTGTAGTGCTCCTGCACCGTATCGCGGGCCAGTGTTTCAACGTCCGTTCGGCCGGTATAGTCCGAGAGCGCGTTGATCTGCTCCTCGTCGTACCCCTCGTCAATCAGGTCGGCTTGCGTCTTGGTGACGACATCGTGGAAGCAATAGTTGCTGTCAGGTATCGACCTGGCGCCGCGCTCGATGCCGAATTCCTCAGGAGGAACGCCCATCACCTTGGCGCGGGATTTCTTCTTGGTCGAGCGGATCTTGACGTCGTGGGTGATCGGAGCGGGCATTGGTGCCTGAGCGCCGCCAAGCATGCTAACGCTTGCCGGCCCCATGTTGTCGGCGCCGAGCATGCCGGGAGGCGTCATAGCGTCCATCAGCTCGTCGCCTCGTTTGGCTCAACGGCCTCAGGTTCATTGTTCACGGTGTGCTCAACTACTTCCATGCCTCCGTCCGAGTTCTGCACATCGTACATCAGCTTCGCATACTGCTGCTCGGAGAGGTCGTAATAGGTCTCGTTCTCCTCGTCCTCGGTCTCTTCCCACCAGACCTTGACAATCCCGACCTTCTCCAGCAACGCATCCTTGATGAAGTCGTACAGGATGCGAAAGCCGGGGTTCTGGTTCATGAACACGTGGTTCACGTAGTCCGATTCCTGCTGAGCGGCCCGCTCGTCCTCTGGGCCAACCGGCTCGAAACGCACGACCTCGTCAGAACCCGCGAAGATGTCCATCAGGGATGGCATCAGGCCCTCAATGGTGTCAGCAACATCCGACGAGACAGCTCTGGAGCGCCCTTCTTGCGCCGGCATGTCCTCGTTCATGTCGCCGTTGTAGTAGTTCATCGCCTTGGCGCGGTCTTCGCTGAGCTGCATCGAGGTCAGCGCGGCCAGAGCGTCAGACTTCGCAGCCGTGACGATCGCCTGCAGCTCGTCGTATTCCATCTTCTTAGCCATCAGGCTACGCCCAGGCTCGGGTATGCGAGCGCCCGATTGAAGTTCGCGGACCTGCCCGGCTCCTCGTAGCAAATAGCCATCAGGCCGAGCGAGTCCGCAGCATGCGACGACCAATCATGATCAGGACCGAGACCAACATTGCGGTTTTCGTCTTTCTTCTCGTGATAGAACCCGACAGCTTGCCGCCCGGATTCCGTTGTTGCTTCATTCCACCACATCTTGGGACCAAGTCGCCTGACGGCCTCGATCCGCATGGAAGCGGCGCCCTTGCCCTGGTTCTTGACCGGGGGCTCAACCTTGAAACCAGCCTCGCGAAGATGATCTTCATAGCGCTTGCCGGTAATATTGTTCTCATTCACGCCGTCGTGCGGCAGATACAGGATTGCGTCCTGGTATCCGTTCTTGCGCAGCCAGGCGACGTGGGAGGCGAGCACCTGCCCGACCGCCTCGTAATAGTCCAGGATCAGAATGCGATCCTCCACCCACTGGACAATCCAGATGGTGAAGGCGTCAGCGTTGGCGCCGGAGCCGCCGATGTCGATAAACGCACGAATGGGCAACAGCGGGTCGGCCGCTACAATGCCTATCCTGCCCTTGCGCTTGGCCTCTGAGAGCATGGCGGCGAAGTAAGCGCCCTCGAAGGCTGCCGCGTATCCGCCCTCGTAGGTGTGGTCGTAGCGCTCGGGATAGCGCTCCAATTCAATCTGCCGCTCAGCCTCGAGCTCGGCCGTCCAGAACGGGTTATCCCGCCAGTTGGCCTGCACAACGACCGCGCCCTTCGGCTTGCCTTGCGGCCCGCGGAAGAAATCGTCAACCGCATCGCTCTTGCGGGTTGGGTTCCAGCTTGCCCAGATCTCCGAACCAGGAGAACGAATGGTCGGGCGAAGCAATGACAACGATCGCGCCGAGATCGACTGCGCCTCTTCCATCCAGGCCCGGTGGAAGCCCTCCAGCGACTTCACCGAGTCCGCCGAGTAGTCCTTCATGCCCTTGAAGATCACCACCCCGTCTTTGGGCAACTCGATGCGGTCATTCCATGGCCTGAAGCCATCAGCCTCAGTCAGCCCTAGCCGCCTGATCTTGTCCTCAATCAGCAGCTTTGAGGACTGCGTGAGATCCTTCTGGACTTCGCGGATGCAAACCATCCGAAGGCCCTCGCCAAAGTCTCCTGGTGCCCTTAGCGCGTCCTCGACAGCGAGCTCGCCGAAGAAGTGCGACTTGCCCGAGCCTCGGCCACCATGCGCGCCCTTGTACCTGGTCGGGTGCAGTAGCGGCTCAAAGACCTTAGCCGTCTTGATTTGAAGGCTGGACAATCAGACGCTCGATCTTGTGGACCATCTTGACGGCAGGATCATCGTCCTCGCCCCCGATGATGGCCTGTGCCGGCTTGCCGTCCATCCGATCGCCGATCTCTCGGGCCGCGGCGGTCTCTTCACCCGCGCGGATCAAGAGCTGGCGAGCAATGTATCGAAGCGAGCCAGGATGAGCCGGCGTATCTTCGCCCTGTTCCGCGAGTGCCGCTTCCATCCTAATCGCATCACGGAAGGGCTTGTCCTTGTTCACAGAGCCGGGAGGTCTTCCGGCCATATTAAATTCCTCAAATGTTTGAAAGGATTAACAACCCGGCTTGGGCTTGCCGGGCTTCATCGGTTTCTTCGGGAGCTTCTTTGCCATCACTCAGGCGCTCCGTTGGAGAATTGCGCGACCTCGGCCTGCAATGCCTTGGCATCGTCCTCAAGGCTCTTCACAGCGCTCTCAGCAAGTTCTGCCGAGCTGTTGTAGGTATCGACCGCAGCCTGTGCACGGGCCTCCAAGGATGCCTTGCGTGCCCTTGCCGCCTCGAACTTGGCTTTCAGATCCAGAGCGCCTGTGATGCTCATCAATTCGCCCATTGCAGTGATTGGGTGGTCAAAGGGGTTTGAAGTTTTTTTTTAGATTCGTTGAATGCCGCCTCGATCTCGGCCGTCGTGGCTTCCGGCCCGACCTCGACAGCCTGTTCGCCGATCGTGAACACCTGGGTACGCCCGCCATCGCCGTACCGCATGGTGATCTTGTCACCACCCGGAAGGTGCTTGAGTGCGTCTCTAACGGCTTGGATGCTCATGCGATATTCCGCGTTTGTGTCGTACACGGCTATCATCAGCCGCGCGGCGAACCAGTCGATGTCGTCCTGGCTAAGCAGGGTCGCTCTCGGGAGCTACGAACGGCACAGCCACCCCATACGGCCAGCCGTACATGCTGGGTTCTGGCAGCGGGTTCTCAGCCTCGTACTCGGCCTTTTGCTCCATGCAATCGAGCTTGCGCTTGATCGCCTTGAAGTCGAATACGCCCATGGTCATGCTGGATCTTGCTCCGGCGCCTCAAAGGACGGCCACACAGGCGGCATTTCAGACGGCGCGGTGTCGAGCCCCATAATCTGCTTTGCAAGCCTCACGTCGGCTGCCTCGCGTTCCTCGCGCCTCTTGAAGTCGCGGAGCTGGATCACCTTTGCGGTCATGCGTCGTTCCAAATGCAAGCGAGGCAACACAGCGCGAGGATTCCAATACCGCCCATCACCACATGCTCGATCGTTCTAAGCACAGGCTCGATGTCGGGAATGGCGAAGTTCATCTCAGATCAGGCTCACCGGCACGAGCTTGTCCCCGCGCTTCTCGATCCTGGCCTGCCCATCCCGGATCATGCGGGCGAGCAACTTGAGCTGTTCTGCTGTCAGGTTCATCTGCGCACCACTTGAGGCTTGATGGTTCGTTTATGGGTTTCGCGCGCCGCTCAGCAGGTTGGAGCTCTCGGCACTAAGGCGGCCGTGGCAGGGGAGATGCGTAGCTCGACGGTTAGCTTGAGGGCGCGCGAACGAAAACGGCCGCCCGTGGATTGCTCCAGAGCGGCCGAATCAAAAATCTTGCGACGATGGCAATATGCACCCGAGTTACTGGACCGGTCAAGTCAATTGTTAGCCTCTCGCCTAACTTTTTCTCATCGCGAACCCGTAGACCAGCGCGAGGCAATCGAGACATTCCCGGAAGCGCATGCCGTAGTACCGCACATACCGCTCGCCGACGAAGCCTCGCGACTCCGCGACCTGCTCCCGCGTTTTCCCGTGCACCAGGACGTCGTGGACAATCGCAGACCCGTCCTGACCCAAGGTCCGGTAAATCACAGCTAGCTGCCTCGCAGCCCTCTGCTGCGCTTCGGTGATCGGTTCTGGCATCACCCCCCCGTCCACGGCTTCCTTGGACGGATCGATAGCCCGAGGCCCGCGCTCTGCGGTCTCGAAGTCCTCCTGGAAGGCCCGCCCGCCCTGGTACTGCGCCTCGTCGATGTGACCTCTCGCGTGCATATCAGCCAGTGGGTCGTCCCGGGTCGATCGCATGACGAGCAGCTTACCCCCGATCTCCATTGGATCGTCCACCTCGAGCGGAGCGACCTGCGCGTTACGCAGGAGGTCAGTTGCCCGGCGGTCGTGTGCCGCTGGGTCGTATGGTTGCCGGCGTTTGGTACGTGCCATGTGATGCTTCAGCCCCATGTCAAAACCCGATCTCGTCGTTCAGGTCGTCCTTGGTGTCGGGTATTGCATCCAAGGGGTCGTCAACGCTCCTACGCACCTCCGTGATCGTCGCGCCAGGAAAGACCGCCTTGGCCTCGGCAATGTTCGGATACGCCGCCAGCAGCCGCCCGATCTCCTCAAGCGTGTAGACGACGAGATCTCGGCCCTCAGCGTTGACAGCCGCGACGTCGTGGTCGGTTGGGACGATGGCGACCGCCCGGCCCTCTACGGCGATCTCCCAGACCTTTGGAGACAGCCGATCCTTGCCCGCCTCGGTCGCCGCCCGGTCCAGCGCCAGCCAGGCGTTGACCATGCGGGCGCTTTGCGTCCTCACGTCCTCGAGCTCGCCATGCCAGACCGCCTGGTTGAACAGATAGCGTTGCCGGTCGAACTTTTCACGGAGCTCGGCTGGCACCAGGAGCCTCAACCGATCCGCCCCCCACTTGGCTTCCATCTCGGACGCCGTCTCGTCGGCGCCATCGATGTATGACCGCCCAGCGATGAAGGTGCCGTTGCTCCGAGCCCACGAATGGTCGGCGCCAAGAGGTCGAGTGTCCACCACTTGAGGCTTAGCCATCGGAACGACCCCCGTTGTGAACCAGAAGCACATCCCCATCAGCCGCCAACACGGCTCGGACTGGTTCACCTTCGACGGCGAGCACGAAATCACCAGATCGCGCATCCCTCTCGATCTCGGCTTCGTAGATCTTGAGTTTGCGGATCAGTGCCCTCGCCCCGGCCAGACGCATGGCAATGCTGCCGGCTGGGTCGATGCCAACGCTGCGCAGAAACAGCACGCGCTCAACGCTGTCTGCCCACAGTTTATCGTCTTCCATTTTCACACTCCGCTTCGCTGCGAGTAGCGGCGCGCACCAAGCGGCGCAGCTACTACGTAGTAGTAGGGTAGACTTCCGTGACTTCCGTACAATGATATCAATAACTTAGCAGGTGCTTCGCCGTAACTTCCGTAAAGACTTCCGTATAACGATTTCAATGACTTAGCATGTGCTTCTCCGTAGACTTCCGTAACCATCTTAGATTGCGCCGATGACCTTCAGACCCTTAAGCTTGGTGTCAGAATTGCGCACCTCAACCGACAGAACATCGTTCATCAGCCACGTCTCAATGATCGTTTCGGCCAAGTCAGCATTGATATGAAAAGACGCTCCCATGATCTTTGGAGCATACCGTCCCGAGCGCTTTGACTGTGGCTCGAACGACCACGGCTTGCCGGAAACCCACGCCTCTGTGATCGCATTGAGAATCCGCCGGCAGGTATCCTTATCCGGCCAATGCTTCTGATCTGGCGCATCTTTGGTTGCCTCAGGAACAAGTGTGGACGCCTGCTTGAGGCCGTCCATCCACTCAATTTTCTCCAGGCGAAGGTAGACCGGCTTGGCCTCCTCTCCGTCCTTTTGCTTCTCTGTAGCGACCTCGACGATCGAACTATCGTCGCCCCGCTTCAGATGCAGTACGCAATCCCCCGCGCCCTCGAGCGAGCTCGAGCCACGCATGCCGCGGTCCTCATCCTTGCCGCTATGGTGGACGCCAATAACGGCTACGTCGCACGTCTCGCGGATGGCATCGCACGCCGCGACAAACAGACCCATTTCCTTGGAGGCGTTTTCCTCGGCGCCAGGCAGCACTCGAGCTACCGTGTCAATCACCACCAGTTTGGCATCACCGACTACAGCCTTGACCGTGCGGACAAGCTTGGCGACCTCTTCGGGAACCATAAAGTTGACAGCCCGTGGCAGCAGTCTGAACGGCGCACAGTCCGGCACCAAGCCGTGCTTAAGGTGCCACCCATGGACGCGATTGCGATAGCCGCCCTTGCCTTCGCCGGCTATGTAGAGGACGCCACCCTGCTTGCACTCCTTGCCGTGCCAGTCGAATCCGTGGGCAATCCTGAGCGCCATATCGAGGGAGAAGAACGATTTTCCCTTGCCGGGCTTCCCATAGATGAAAGTCAAGCCGCTCTCTGGCACCAATCCGTCAATAAGCCACGTCGGGGGCGGGAGGGCAGCAATGCTGGCAAGATCCAGCGTGTCGTAAATATCCCTGACGTCCTGCGGCGCGGCGATATGCTCTGCAATCGATTTTACGGGGGCTGGGGCGTCCTCCCAGCCGAGGCTGGAGCTCGGCACTCCCATCAAGTCACACAGATATAGCGCCGCCTCTTTGGCATTCGGAGCATGGCCATGTTCGATGATGATATCGATCGGCGTCCGCTTGCCTTGCCGCGCGTCTCCAATGTCATGTACGCCGAAATCGACGATCCCGTTCGGCGCGATCGAAAGATCCTCTTCCAGGTTGCGACCGAGGGCGTATGAGGAGATGCGCCACGCGCCTGTGCCCTGCTGAGGAATGGCAGCGGACCCGAAGATGGCCGGTACCCAGGAGCTGATGTCTTTAAGGGCGATATCGTTTACCTGTCGGAAAAACTCTCCCTTCTTCATCGCGGGCATACCAAGCAACCCCGTTTTGGCTGGGGTGGGTGGCGGCGCTAGGGCCTGCTTGGTGGCGATAGGCGGAAATGCCTTGCTCAGGTGTTCAACCGCATACATCTGCGCTCCAGGCTCGCGCAGAGGGGCAATAGAGGTCAGCTCTACGGTGCGGCCTGGCTTGACCGGCCACGCGATCGTGCCGGCGAGGCGCATGACGCGGGAGGGATTCGTGACTGTTGAATCCCCGTGCAGTTTGGCTGCAAAACCGCGCAGCAGCGCCGGCCAGTGGGTTGCATCCTTCAGGGGTTCTTCCAACCTCCACCAAAGCTGGGCGCGTGTGTGCGGGGCCCGCCCGGTCACCACGACCAGTGTCGGCTTGTCGAGGCCGTAAATGTTCTTGGCGTTGGTGGCGGCCTCGGCGTCGTCGAGATCCACATAGGCGCACGTCAGGGCCCATGCGTCCCGGTCCTGGGCGCGGCCGAATGGAGCGGTGTCGGGGTGGCGTAGCGCAGCGCCGATATAGACGTTGCACATCGGCGTTGCGTTCAGGCGCGACGCCTCGTCAACGAGCTCGTCGAGCTTGTCGGTTCCGAACAGTTTTGCGTTCGCGAGCCGATAGCGACCGGCCTGGTCTGGCCTGGTGTCCGTCCAGGATAGCTCGATCAGCCCCTCATGGCAGCCATCCAGATACCCGCCAAATAGATGCTCGACGTGCAGCCTCATGGCAGACACGTCCGGCGTAAAGATCGGCTGAACCACGGCGTTCATTCATCCTGCCCTTGACCAAATGACCTCCTACGCAACTGGACTCAACTGTGATGCTCTGTAGAGTGACCGGGCCGCAGCAGGCCCGGTCTGTTGTCGTGGACGCTTCCGGGGATCAGCCGAAGTCGTTGGCGCCAGCCATCGCGGCCGGCTGCGGTGCAGGAGGCGGCACCACAGTCGAGCCGGTTGACGGCGCAGAGGACGGCGCGGCAACGGATGGCCCCCCGCCAGCGAGCGCTGCCGGACGATCGATCCAGTTCACGATCGCGAAGGTCGGCTTGTAGTTCGTGGACTGGCCGGACTTGACAGGCTGCACGCTGGCAATCTTGACGATCGGCAGCTTGCCAGCCTTGCTTTCGGGAGCTGCACTGTAAGCGTCGTGCAGCGCATCCATGGCCTCGATCACGCAGCCGGCTGCCGAGCCGAACACTCGCGGGGCCCCGCCCCCGCTGGCCTTGTCGAGCAGAAGATTGATCTCGAACCCCTGCTTGAACGCCGGCTTCCCCTCGGCGTTCTTATCGTCCGGTCGCGGCGGGATCGGCTCCTGGCCGAGCACCACCAGCTTGCGAACCGGACCCTGCGACGTGTAGTTGATCCAGCCGACGCGGATGTTCGGCAGGTCCATCACCATCTGGACGCTGTTGGTGATCTCGACCTTGTCGGTCTGCCACGTTCCATCACCACCCTGTGAACGATCCACTCGGAACATACGTCCCGCCTTTGCATCGTAGTTGATGTAAGGCTGGATTTCTCCGCCACCCGTTCCACCCGTCGTCAATCCGAGAGCCATCAGGCTTCTCCTTCGTTTCACCAAAACCGCTATCAGGCCAGCGGCGTGCCAAACGCCGCTAGAACTTCCAGCGGTCGTATCCGATGTTCCGCGCGGGGCCTCCCCAATAGAAGGACTCGTAGTCGGGCGCGGTAATTGCTGTGAAAAACTCGGGGTCGTCGGACAGTGAAAGAAATCGCTCCACCCGCAACGCTATCTGATGCAGCGCATTGCGATGTTCGCGAACATTCTCCAGCCGGTAGGTCGCCCGCTTCTTGGGGGTGGTGTAGGTCAGGCGCGCGTCCACGTTGTCGGATTGGGTGTAGAGGGCCACCTGGCGCGCATGCGGGATTTTGATCGACGAAGGAAGCTTCTCCGTAGTCTTGAGATCGACGAGGACGCCATGCTGCTCCCATTCGTAGTCGAAATAGCCGACGATGGGCGATGCGAGGCCGTCTGGCCGCCACTCGACGAAGCCCTGGCAGCGCGATGGCGTGCCATAGGGGCGGAGTTCCTCCAGCGCAGTCTTGACCATGTCGGGAATGGTCGCGCGGTAATCCTCGCGCCGCTTGTCGGAAGAGAGCGCAGAAATCGTGTCGTACTTCTTGAAGGCGACGGCGACGCATTCGCTCACGTCTGCGGACAGGTTCGTCAGGCCGTAGGTGACGCCGTCCTCGACCGCGGTCCCTCGATGAGCTGGAGACCCTACTGGCTGACGGAGGCCGAGCACGCGCTCCAGCACGAACATGCTGGGGCTCGCGCAAAACAAGTTGAGGGACGACGGGCTGTGACGCTCGAGTTTCATGCTGCGACCTTCATCAAGACTTCGGCGCCATAGAGCGCGAGTAAGGCTGCTTCGGCCCGGCCGTCGTGCTTCTTGAGCTTGAAGCTATCGGCGACCGCTGGGAACATGCGGATCGCTCGCAGCCTTGACTGCTCCTTGTCGGATGTCAGGCCGAAATGTTTCTTCCACTTCTGCGGCGTGACGAAGTGCATGGGCACGTCGCAGGCGCTGATGACGCCGCGGACGTCGCCATAGGCGCGGCCGAAGTTGAACATGGATACGCCGCCGTTGCCTGGCATGGCGCCAACCTTCTCGACGACTGCCATGGTGGGACGGTGCATCCGGATCAGGCGTGCGAGCTCGTAGCCATTGATCTCGCCGCCGGCTACGGGGACGTCGTCAACCGCAATGCGCGATGGCACCATGGGGAAGTAAAAAGCGACGGCACCAGATATGCCTGGGTCGATTCCAAGAATGATGGTCATGCCACCAACCCTAAGTGATTTGCCTGTCTGGTCGCAGGAGCTTGATATCCGGGCGATGACGGGGCTCCCCATCGCTTGTGCGGCTCGACATAGCAACGATCAAAATGGTTGCGGCAATACGAGCGCTTGTAAACTTGATGTCCGCAGTAAAGTGCCCCGTCTTGCGGATCGTTTGTGACGTATCGGCACTCGCCTGCCAACAAATCATCCAGGCACTTGTTGAGCGGGACGACATCACACTTGAACAGCGGAAGATCCGTCTGCACGGTTTCAAGAACGCGAAGCTTCTCGGTGTTGCCGTTGGCACGGACAACGCTGAAGTAACGACGCTTCTGCCCCTTGGGCTTTGGCTCGCCGTTCTTTGACTTCAGCGTCACGCGCATCGGGAGTTCGAGCCGACGAGCCTTGCCGATGCAGGAATTGCGCGTGTGCCCGACCTGCTCGGCAATCAAGGAAAAGGATATGCCCTCGCTGTGGAGGGTGCGAAGTTGAGCGATTTGTTCGTCGGTCCAGCTCATACAACAACTCCCTGGCGTTTACGGTCCAGCGCTGAATAGCCGGGAGGGGGATCGCCAAGAATTGAGGCTGACACCGTTCGAGGTGCGGTTAGCCTGGCGTTGCGCTCGGCCCAAACATCATTCGGAATGTTGATGGGCGCAGCCCTATCATTGTGAGTGCGATTGACGCGCCGAAGCTCGTTCTTGTGTTCACGCATCTCGGCACGGGCAGCGTCCGACATGATCAGAAGCCGGTGCCGCCGATCGAGAGCATCAATGGACCGACCGAGGATTTGCGAAATTTTGCGATACTGAAGCCCTTGACTGCGCAGCTCCATCAACTGTGCGTCTTGCTCTGGTGTCCAATGTCTCATTTCCCTGCCTCCTATGTTCGGCCCGACATGTGATGCAGCGGGCTAGTCTCTCTGGTGAAACCGCTTCATGATCTCTGCGAGCACGGCTCCGAGTGCTTCGGCTGGCGGCTCTGTGTCATCTGCAAGCCAGCGTCTGCATGTGCGCGGGTCGTATCCGGTCGCATACGCAAGGTTGGCTTCTGTCTTTTTTGGGAAGGCCATGAGCGCAAGATCGCGAAAGCTGATCCGATGGCCGTTGATGCGAGTGATGGGTCGGACAATTCTGTCCGGCTCGGCTCGTTGATTTTGCTTAAATTCTGAATCTTGACCGACGTCCTGCAGAACTTGTCCGCTGACTTTTCTAGCCCCCGCAGCCGAGCTGCCGTAAACAGTGCGCATGACAAACGCTCTCCCCCACTCAACACAACTGACGATTTCGATTGAACTGATCGCGCGGATGAACAACGCGCGCATGTTCCTGTTTCGGAACAGGACACCTTCCCCGCACTATGACGGAGGTATGAAGATTTTAGTTGCAGGCTTATCCCGCGCGGACCAACATGGATTAAGGAACCCAGAGCAGCCGGGCGGCGGGGAAAATGAACAACATCATTTACGATGCGAGGATGATTCATGCGCGGGCCTCAGAGGGCCAGAGGTCAGGGCGCAATTCGGAACGAGAGACGCCGGTCTCTCTTTCGATCGGCAATACGAACTCGGCCGGGACGCCTCGCTTAGAGCGAGAGAGCCAATACCAGACTTGCGACTGCGTGGTGCCGATACGGTCTGCCAAGGGCTTTTGGCCCCCGGCGACTTCGCAAGCTCGTTTGAGTGCTTCGGTTGCTGACATGGGCCCAAGATACCCAAATTTAGGTGGAATGCAACCTAAAAATCTGTGGGGGACGGCCAACCGAGATTTTGGTAGCATTTCCCCTATGGATCGGCAGGAAATTGACCCAATAGAGTTCGGAAAGCGGGTGCGTGCGCGCCGCATTGAGCTCGGCTTGAGCCAGGCCGAATTAGCCAAAAGTTCTAGGCAGAGCCAATCCAACATCGGCTGGATTGAGCAGGGAAAGGCCAAGAAGCCAGCAAAACAAGTCCTGCCGCTAGTCGAGGCCCTTCGTACATCGACCGACTGGTTACTCTATGGGTCGGGAGAAAAAGAAACCGGCTTGCGCCTGCTCGCCGACCATGAAGTTGCAGAAATTTATCGTGATCTCGGATTCGAGCAGCGGGCCGAGGTTTCCGAAACGTTCTCTAAGCTTGCGAAATCGCTTAAGAAAGGCCGGAAAGTCGGCTAAAGCTGCATCCACCTATTTTTAGGTTGACACCTACCCAAATTTAGGTATTGTGTTCCCCAACAGATCGGGGAGCACCGCATGACCACACAGCAGCAACTACCAAGTTCCAACCTTCGCCAGATCGCCGCCGGCCGCTTCTGCGGCCCCTTTTATGTCGTTGTCTGCGGCCTGCACGACGACCCGTACACGCCCGAGCGCAATGTCGGCGACACGACTTGGGCCGGCACGGTCAAGGACATCGCTGACGTCCAGTTCGAGACCCTGCTCCAGGTGATCGAATGCGGCACGGGCCGCGACGTCACCGAGCGCATCGTGCGCGAAGCCGCTGAGAAGCGCGTTCACGAAGGCGCCGACTACAGCCACGCGTTCTTTAAGCTTGTCGAGCTTCACCTCGGCACGCGCGCTGCTCGGTCGCTGGTGCGGGGTGTCGCATGACCTCCGTCATCCTCTCCCTGCCCTGCGATCCAGAGCCGAGCCTTCGCCAACTCCTCGCCGTGTCGGCGATCATCGTCTCGGCTGAGAAGGCCGCCTCGAGCGGCAAGCTCTCCGAAGATGAAGAAATGGAGCTGCGCGAGATCATCGTCCGCGTCTGCAACGTGTTCGGGATGCCGACGAAGGCAGAGCGCCCGCTCGAGATCGAGGTGGCGTAATGCCCCTCGTCATCATCTTCCTGGGCGTGATGCTTCTGTTCGGCCCGCCGACATGGGCTGTTGGAGTCGTGTTGATCTTCATCGGCGCAGTCTGTGCGGTGCTGCGATGATCAGCCAGCCGGTCATCAACCAAACTATCATCGCGATCATCTTGATCGTCTTCTGTGTCGGCGTCGTTTCGATCTTGAATTTCGCATACCGCGCTTTGCTGCGCGTATTCAAGTCTTGAAGGGAGATAGTCCATGTGGGGACTGATGACGCCTGCCATTCTGATTATCTATTTTCTCGCACTGATCATTGCCATCCCGCTTTTGATCGGCGCGATCACAGTCGTGACGTGGCTCGGAAATGCGATGGGGCTGGGGACGTAACAGTTCTCGCTACGACACCATTGATGCATTGAAAGAAAAGATGAATGTCCTCGACCTCTTCAGCGGAATTGGCGGCTTCAGCCTCGGGCTCGAACGAGCCGGAATGCGAACCGTCGCGTTCTGCGAGGCCAACGATTTCTGCCGGCGCGTCCTTGCCCATCACTGGCCCGAGGTTCCGATCTTCAATGACGTCCGATCTCTCACCGCGCAGCGCCTTGCTGCCAATGGAATTGCCGTCGATCTCATCGCCGGCGGCTTCCCCTGCCAAGACGTTTCGCAAGCGGGCCGCGGCGCCGGTCTCGACGGCGAACGAAGTGGTCTCTGGCACGAATTCGCTCGGCTCATTCGAGAACTCCGACCAGATTGGGTCATCGCTGAGAATGTTCCTGGTCTCCGAACTCTCGGAGCTGACCGGGTACTCGATGACTTGGAAGCGGCAGACTACACCGCGAGGCCGCTCGTGGTGGGTGCTTGGCACGCCGGCGCGCCGCACAGGCGAAACCGTGTCTGGATTGTCGCAAACGCCAAGACGGTGCAGTGGGCTCCGGTCGCGCGGCATCAACCAAACCGAGATCACGCGCTGGCTGTTGCCGACGCCGACGCGATCAATGGGCAGCCAGGGGCCGCGGAGCGGAGACCGTCCGTCCAAGGAGGGGAAATCGCTTCGCGACTTAGCGAGTGGCGAGCTTGGAACGGCGGCCCTCCTGACCTTAGTCGAGTGGATGATGGGTTACCGAAGGGACTGGCTGAGAGTGCTTTGGGCGCCTTCGGAAACACTCTTCTCCCGCAAATCCCAGAAATCATCGGACGCGCGATCATGACCAGGTACGCGCTCTCATCGCCAGTGCTCTGAACCACTACAAACAAAGGGGAATTTCTATGTCGGAAGTAACTTGGAAGGTTGGAGATTGGGCCGTTTTCGACCGCGGTATTTTCCAGATCAAAGAAATCCGCGAAAGCGGATCGATCGAGGTTTCGGACGGCGTATGCAGCACGTTTGGGTATCTCAGTGACAGGCTGCGCCCTCTCACCCTCCGCAACAAGCGGATCGGAGAATGGTTCGATTTCTACTATCGCGAGCTTGGCCGCATCAACGGAGAGCGCGGGTTCAACTATCCGGACATCAATCGTCACTTCAACGAATTGGCGCTCCGCGCGATTGACGGATCCGATGAGGATAAGTCGCCTTATGAGCAGGCGACCGACTTCGTTAGGATGGCCCGTGACTACACGCCCGTAATCCAAGGCGTGCCGCTCTTTCGAGCGGCGGCATAACCAGTCACCTCTCCGAACCATTCAACGGGTGAAGCATGAAGCCGTTCTTTATGAAGTTCAGGCAAGGCAAGGGCGACGCGGAGCGCGACGTCTACGTCAACATGAGCCAGGTTTGTTACATCGCGACGGACGGAGCGAATGGATCGGTTCTGACGTTTGCAGCCGTACTTCAGGACGAGCCGGCCTATCTCTGCGTGAACGAGGCGCCAGATGAGATCGGCGCGCGGCCGGAGTGGCGGCAATGACGGGGGTTCACGACGGCTCCGCTGAGAGTGAAAGTGAGCCGCGCGTGGTGTGCCGCTTCTCATGCGGCGCGGCCTCCGCAGTGGCTACAAAGCTCGCAATCGCGAAATATGGCATCGACCGCGTTGTGATCACATATTCCGACACCGGCTCGGAGCATCCGGACAATCTTCGTTTCCGCGCAGACTGTGAGCGCTGGTTCGGAAAACAAGTGCAGGTTTTCAAGTCGGACAGGTTCAAGGATACATGGCACGTTTGGGAAAAGGAGCGCTTCATCACCTCGAAGCGTGGCGCGCCGTGCACTGGTGCTCTCAAGCGCGAGCCTCATTTTGCGTTCGAGCGCCCCACCGACATCATGGTTTTCGGCTACACCGCCGACAAACCGGACCAAGTTCGCGCTGCTAATCTGCGGAAGCAGAACTTCGAGAGAGCGATCGAGACGCCCCTGATCGACGCCAGCCTGACGAAGGCCGATTGTCTAGCCATGATCGCGCGCGCCGGCATTGAGCTGCCTGCAATGTATAAACTCGGCTTCCAGAACAACAACTGCATTGGCTGCCCGAAAGGCGGCATGGGCTACTGGAATATGATCCGGAAGCACTTTCCGGAGCAATTTGAACGCATGGCGGCTTTGCAGAGGCACCTCGGGCCTGGATCATTCTTCTTTCGGGAAAAGGATGAGACGCGGTTCGGCCTTGATGGCTTGCATCCCGATCGCGGCGACATCCGAACGGAGCCGAATATCGAGTGCTCCGTGATGTGCCACACCGCTGAACTTGAGATCGCCGAGGCCGCAGAATGATCAACAGGACCGCTGAAACCATCAGATTCGATATCTTCATGGCCGGCGACATCGCGCAGGCCAAGCAGGTATGCCGTGATTTCTGCTTCTCCGTTGGCCTGTGTGTCACCGTAGAGCCCGTCACCTTCATCTACACAGGCGGTGAGGAAGCTGGCTTCCGCATCGGTCTGATCAACTACCCTCGCTTTCCGACCACGCACGAGGCGTTGCGTGAACGAGCATTAGCGCTCGCGGAGAGCCTGATGCATCAACTTTTTCAGCAGAGCTATTCGGTCATCGGCCCCGATCAAACCGAATGGTTTTCACGGAGGCCGGCCGATGTCTGACACCTGCGAATGCGGCTTTGTGCCAGACGCGTGTGCGGCCAATCTCTGCCTCCGCAAGAAAACCCACTTGGCCGGGCTGTTGCCGGGTAGCAACTGGCCCAATACCGGGTCAGCAGGGAACGCAACAGAGACAACCGGGGACGGGACCGGAAACGGCCGCACCACCAAACCTGAATTGACAGGTTCACCCAGCGGGACGCCGCAAGGGGCCGGTAATTTTTCAGAGCGATGGGCGCTTGAAAAGGCCAGCGCGATCCTTTCCCTCGCCGCCCAGCCGCCGGCTGCTCCGGTCGAGACGGCGCACATGACCTACAACACGATCAAGGCGGCGTTCGACGAGTTTCGAAAGACCGTCACTGTCGTTGAGGAGAAGCCGAACTTCAACAGCTTCAGCCAGGGATATGTCGCTGGCTGGAACGCCAAGGAGGCGGCTCAATGCTCCTCTGCCGGGACCGGCGAAGCATGGAATCCGACAGACGAGCAGGTCCGCTCTGCCTGCATGTGGTATCGGCACGATATGGGCCTGTTGACGGTCTCAGAGGCCGCAGCAGTCAAGACTGAAGCACGCCTTTGGCTCCGCGCATGGCAGAAAGAGATCGCTGGCATCAGAGCAGTACCGCAGTCATTGTGGCAGCCCATCGAGACGGCACCGCAGGACGGAACGCGCATCCTGGCGACTGGAGGCGGCCTCGGGAAGGAAGTCGAAGCCGTAACCTACAATGAGCGCGTCGGCTGCTGGAGCGCGGAAACCTGCACGCTCGACGACACTGACCATGAACCCGATGGCTACAATCGTCCGACGCACTGGCAGCCAATGCCTGACGCGTCCGCGCTTTCGCGCCCGCAGCTCGAGGCCGGGAGCACAGAGTTGCCTTCGCATCAAGGAAAGGCCCCATGAAAATCGCGCTCTACATCGAAGACGGACTTGAGCAGATCGTATTGACGCCGACCTCGGACACCGAGGAAGCGATCCTGGAGAAGATCCACGACGGGTCGCGCCAGTTGTCGATCAAGCGTGGCGAGTTCTATGGCTGCGCCGGCGGATGGACCCGGCAGAAGAAGCGGTACAATTCGCCGTATTACAGCGACGAGCCGAACGACAAGAGCACGATGATCATCTTGCAGCCGGCTCCCGACTGCCCCCAGGACACGGAGCAGCCCCATGGCTGAGCAAATGACGACTGGCGCACGCGAAGCCATCCGCATTGCGGAGTCGATATTCCCTAGAGACCTGACGCGCCAGCGTGATTTGGCGAGACAAATCATCGGCGCGATCAATCTCTGTGAAGCAGAGTTCGCTCAAGAGATCATCCGGCGCATGGGGTCAAATACACCTGTCAAAGGAGCGTGAGATGGTGGCTTTTTCGACCATCAAGCCTGGCGACGTGCTTTGGGATTGCCATCGAGAGAAGATGGGAAACACCAAGATGACGCGTATGGGGACGTGGCGCGTCGTCGTGTACGAGGTCGATCAGGAGACGCGAAGCGCCATGGTCTCCTGGAACGGCAATCCGCGCAAGCTTTGGAGCGAGCGCAAGCTGAAGTCGTTGCGGCGATCCAGGCCGGGCAGTCGCCATCCTGTGGGAGGAGGGAAAGAGCCATGCTGATCACGGCGAAAGAGGCCGCGACTAAACGTTGCCAAGAAGGATTTGCGTCCGCCCCGGTTATGAACAGCGGTGGCGCTAGCATGATGGTAATGGCCGGCAGTTGCTTTGCGCAAGCCACATCTCCGATGTTCTGCATCGCGGGCCAGTGCATGGCTTGGCGGTGGACTGATCAGCGCACACTAGATGGCGGCTTGCTCGGCTTCTGCGGGAAGGCTGGCCCTGTGCCTCCGGCACACCAACCAAACGCGACAACCGATTGAATTTGCTCGCGCCAGTCAGTCACCATTTTTCAAGTAAGTCAGTCGTTCCAGAAACCCGAAAGCGAGCGTAGAATACGCATATGAGCCGCAACCCCAGCTTCACCAAAGCCCAAGTACGCCGAGCGGTTCAAGCCGCGGAGAGCGCCGGCCTGCGTGTGCGTCGGGTGATGATCGGCCGGGATGGTTCGATTGTGGTGGACGGCGGAGACGCGTCAGTGGTTCCCGTTGACAACCAGGCCAAAGCACTCGCAGCGTCATGGGATGACGTCTGATGGGGGCGCGGGTGGCAAAGATCAAGCTGCGATACGTCGATGAGTATATCGACCGAACGGGCAAGCTACGTCGGTATTTCCGGAAGGGCGGGAAGCGGATCGGCCCGCTGACCGGAGAGCCCGGCTCAGAAGAGTTCATGGCGGCCTATGCCGCGTATCTGGCGGAGAAGCCGGCGGCGGCCAAGGTCACCCAGCATGCGGACTCGCTCGGCAAGCTGATCATCGATTTCTACGGCAGCCGCTTCTATACGGATCTGAAGCCGTCGAGCCGACAGCTCTACAAATACGCGCTGGAGCCGATCGCCAAGGCGCACGGGCACCGTTCCGCGAGCACCATGCCGACTGAGGCAGCCGAGAAGATCATCAACCAGATCGGCGCCGAAAAGCCGGGGATGGCGAACCTGACCCGCGCCGTGCTGCGCCGGCTGTTCCAGTTCGCAATCAAGACCAAGCGCCGCAAGGATAACCCCATGGTGGGGATTGATCCGTTCAAGGTCGGCGAGCACCACACATGGACCGACGCCGAGCTGAAGCAGTTCGAGGACAAATGGCGCCTAGGAACGCGCCAGAGGCTCGCCTATGCGCTGTTGCTCTACACGAGCCAGCGCGTCGGTGATGTGGCAAAGATGAGCCGGGCGGACGTCGCTGACGGCCTGATCCACGTCGTACAGCAGAAGACAGGAGCCGACCTATGGGTGCCTATCCATCCGGAACTACAGCGAGCAATGAAGGCATATCCTGCCAAGGGCCTAACTCTGGTGGGCGATGCCAATGGGCGACCGCTAAAACGCCCTGCCTTAAGTGCCCTGATGCGATCGGCAATCAGGTCGGCCGGCCTCTCATCCCGCTGCGTATCTCACGGCCTGCGCAAGGCCTCTATGAGACGACTTGCTGAGGCTGACAGCACAACGAACCAGATAGCCTCGGTCTCCGGCCACAAGACGTTGAAGGAAGTCGAGCGCTACACGAAGGCTGCCAATCAGAAGAAAATGGCCCGCCAGGCCATGGACAAACTGCCTAACAGAAACGGCAAGACTGCCTAA